AAGCGGAGGAAGCGCCGAAGCCCAAAGCGCCAGCGAAAAAGTCCTCCGGTAAATAGGAGGCGATTTAATTGGCGGTTAACATTTTCGAAGCAGACTCTTATATCGAGGAAAACGTAATCGTAATAGAGGATTGGACGGACAGCGACGACTCCAAAAAGCAACGGCTATTAAACGTGGGGCTATCAACGCTGAACCGTGTCTATCCGAGTTATACGATTCCCGATAACGCAGTGTATGAGTACGCGGCAGTATTGGCGCGCGCTTTTAATGATACGAATGTTCAGAAGCAAAACGGAGTTAAGACGTTCCAAATTTCCGGCCTGTTAGTCACGTTTGACGGCGGCAAAGATTCGCTCGAGTCACTGATCCCGAACTCAGCTATCGACTTAATTTCGAAGGAAAACGGTGTGTCGCTAGGCGGTAGCGGTGGCAAGCGCGTGAAATGGAGCGTGTTGTAAATGGCGATTATGCCGATGAAGCAATCCGTCACCATTACGCGCAAAGGCGAAGTCGACCAATGGGGCAACGAGATTAACACGGTCCCACCCTTTACCTTGAAATGTCGCTTTGAAGAAGGCGTTAAGCTCACGCGTAAAACCTCGTCGCAACAAGCCGGCACGAACGCTATCACGTCCGAAGAAGTCGTGAGCACGGCGCAAATCTATTTCGATAAATTCGCTGACATACGCTTGACTGACGAATTAACTTACTCTGACGAATCCGGCAACACACGCACATACCTGCCACTCAACGTTAATCGATTATACGGGCTGAACGGTAAAGCGATGTTGACGGTCGTTCATGTATAGGGGGCGTCGGGATGGCTAGAAGCAGTATTGAATTTAACATAGATATTCGACCGTTCGAGCGATTACTTGCTCGGTCGCCACAAGCGGCGGGTAAAGGCGCGGAAAAGGGTATGGAATCAATAAAAGACGATTGGGTGCTCAAGTCGCGAAACATTGCGCCATTAGACACTGGCAACTTGCGCCATCAGATTAACGGTACAGAAAAGCGAAAGGGTATCGAATCCGAGGTCACGGTGACGGGCAACGCCACAAGTCGCGGAAGTGGGCGATTTAACTACGGTTACTACATCCACGAAGAAGATGCGGGCGGTAAGCAGTTGCGTCATCCTGGCACGGAAAAAAGATTCCTTGCGAAAGTGGCTGAGGAGAATCAGCACGAATGGATGAAGAAAGTCGAGCGCGAAATTGAAGCGGAACTAAGGAGAGCGGGGTGGTAATGTGACGTCAATAGTAACTGAAATCGAATCAATCTACGAATTTATTAAGCAAGTATTTACGACAGAGAAGGAGCACTTTCAGCGCATCCCTTCGGAAATCAAAGCGAACGAAATTTCTATCCGATATTTAATCGGCGATTCCACAAATGAAACGGGCTACCATTACCGCCTCGATCACGATTTCCAAATTGTTTATTTCGCTAAAACTGAGCTCGAATGTATTACGAAATTTAGCGAGCTTGAGCGATGCATTAACGATGCAATGAGTATTCCGATTAAGGACTCAGACCGTTACATGCGCGTTGACTCTTTCGGAAATTCGCAACCGTTCAAAACGGAGAGTGGCGTATTTTCCATAATCGGTATATTGAGCGTTCAGTTACGCCAAGCGCGACCACAAGCAATAGATCAGAAGATTAATAACGTTGAGACTCGCTACGAATAGCGGGCTTTTTTTATTTCATAAAAGGGGGACGGTCAAATGGCGTTCACACAATGGGACCCTATGAGTTTACCAATTCGTCCGGGGCTCTATATCAATTTTAAAGACGCAGCAATTGCGCAAATCAGTGGCGGCTCTCGTGGCATCGTAGCCATTCCGCAGAAGGTTTACACTGGCGGAACAGCAACAGCCAAAACGTTCTACACTGTCGAAAATGAGGCGGATGCAATTGCTTTGTTTGGCGTTAGCAATATTCAATCGATCAAGTTTGCGCTTCAAGGCGGAGCGAAAGAGGTGCTCGTTTATACGATGCCTGCCAGCCCAGTGACGGCAGATTATGTCGACATGCGCAACGCATTTGAAGCACGTCCGTTTAACGTGTTCGTGTTTGATGGCGAAATTACTGCCGCAGAACAAACGAATACAGTGACGTGGCTTGCGACAAATCGCACCGAAAAGAAACACTTCATGTTCGTAACAGGCGGAAGCGCGGCGGACGATCAAACGCCAGCAACAGGAAACACTCGCTCAACAACGTTGCTCGACGAAGCTGTCGTCAACTTAATTAGTGGCGTAACCATTGGCGGTACGAATTATTCAAGCGGTCAATACGCCGCATTTATTGCTGGTCTTATTGCAGGTACTCCGATTAACGCTTCGATTACTTATACGCAAGTGGCAGTCGACGACGTTACAAAACGACTACGAAACAGCGAAATTGTTACGGCATTAGGCGCAGGCTCGCTTGTACTTGTTAATGATGGCGAAAAAGTAAAGGTTGAGCAAGGGTTAACAACAGCGAAGAAGAAAATCCGCAGTATCCGTGCAAGACAAGCGGTTGCAACAGACATCGAGAACACGGCGCGTGACAACTACATCGGTAAACTCGACAACAACGAAGGCGGACGCGACACGCTCTTCAGCGCAATCAAGGCGTATCTTGAAACGTTACAAGACAGCAACGTGTTAACTGACCCTGTCGTCGGTCAAGACGCGCAGAACCCGAGCGTAGGCGATCAGGTATTCGTTGCGATTGGTTATACCGAAGTCGATTCGATGGAGCGTATTTTCTTAACTATTAACGTGTAAAGGGCGGTGAATAATAAATGGCTTTAGATGCAACTAAAACAATGAGCGGTAATTTCGGAAAGCTTTATCACGATGGCGTATGGATGACGAATATTACAAAGGTTGAATTAACGGCGGAGATCAACAAAGAAGAAATCAATCGCGCCGGAACTCGCAGTATCGGTCACAAAGTATCAACGATCACTTATTCTGGAACAGTCAGTGGGTACAAAGTTACGAATGTATTATCGAAGAAAATCGCCCAAGTTACAGACGATGCAAAAGCGTCCTTTGTGACAGAACTAATCGTACATGTTGACGACCCTGATGCACCGGAAGGTAAAACGAAGGTTCGTATTAAGGGCGTGCAGTTCGACTCTATTCCAGTATTGGGTTACGAAGTCGGCTCAATTATAGAAGAAGAATATCCGTTCACAGCTAGCGGATATGAATACATCGTATAACAGCGGGCGGCCATTGGTGGTCGCCTTTTAATTTGAATATAACCGAAAGGATGATTTATAGATGGACGCTTTAGAAGCATTATTAGGCGCGGATACCAAGATTGAGACGGAGGTATTTGTTAAACGTCTAAACGCTCATTTTCGCGTTAAAGCAATCGATGGCAAGACGTTAAACGGATTAAAAGAACAAGCGTTACACTACGTCGGTAAGGGCGCAAACCGTAAGAAGCAATTTGACGAAGACGAGTTTAACGGATTATTAATCGCAGAGGCGTGCGTTTCGCCTGACTTTAAAAACGCAAAACTACTCGAAAAGTACGGCGCTAGTGATGCAGGCGACTGCGTACAAAAAGCGTTGTTGGCCGGCGAGATTATGGCAATCCAAGAGGCTGCCTTACGATTAAGTGGATTCGATGACAATGCGGACTTAGACGAAGTAAAAAACTAATAAAGGCGGGCGGTGAAGCGTTTTTACTACACGCCATCTTTCAACGCCATCACATTCCGCCTGATGAAGTTTACGCAAAAGAGTGGCGCCATCGTAAGTTTATGTACGCGTCCATGCTTATTGTGTTAGAGGAAGAAGAGAAGGAACGGAAAAAGAGCGAAAGGAGGTAGCGATATATGGCGTTTGATTTACGAGCCACCTTACGATTAACAGACAACTTTACCGGCCCCTCCAGAAGTATTATGCGCTCAGCATCAAGTCTAGCCGGTGGAATTGGTAAGTTGACGGGAATTTTTGCCGGTTTGACAGGAGCGATTGGCGGAGCAATAGGTGCTAAGAAACTTTTTGACGCAACGATTGGCGAAGCGGCTAAGTACGAACAATCGACGATAGTTATTAAAGCGATACTTAACGATAAAGATTTAGGACAGCAATATATGGACCTAGTTAATAAATTCGCTATTGATTCCCCGATTATGGACTCCCAAACTATGTTAGCGAACAGTAAGTCGTTCTTAACTACTATCGGAGGGGACGTGAAGCAACTGGAAAAGGCTTGGTCATTAGCGGAAAGGATGGCAGCTATCGACCCGGTGCAGGGGGTTGAAGGAGCAGTATTCGCCTTACGTGAAATGTTTTCGGGTGACTCAATTTCGATGGTACGACGTTTTGAAATGCCTAAGAAAATCATGAACGAAATCAAGAAAATGGATATTCCGGATCAGTTGGTAGCACTCGATAAGTATTTTAATAAAATCGGTATGACGCAAAAACTGATTGACGAAATGGGCGGAACAACTCTCGGTATTTGGGCGCAGATCAAAGAGAAACTCGCCGTCATTTTCCGTGATATGGGTGCGCCAGCCTTGCAAGTTCTTAAAAAGTTCATCGACGGACTAAACGCCGGTATATCAGGCGGAAGCTTAGAGGGTTTTAAGCAGATGGGCGCTAAAATGCTCGAGAATATTGCGTCTGGATTCGTGGCTGCGGCGACGGGTATTGGAAAATGGATTGATAGTATTAGGAACAACGAAGAGTTTAAAAAACAGACAACGTTATTCGGGCAGGTAAAGTGGGTTATAGACGATGTATACGCAAAGTTTCTTGAGTGGTTAGACAACGGCGGTCGAGATAAAATTACCAAGATTGTGTCTGACTTGATACAGATTCTTATAGCGGCAATTGAAGCATCGATGGAGGCCATTACTCCGGTTGCAAAAGCTGTAGGAGCAGCAATAGGTGAAGGTGTTAAGGAAGGGTTCGCGCAAGCGTTGAAGGATTCTTGGATGGTTCAAATGATGAATGACCCAGTAGGGTTTGCGAAGAAGAAAGGGCTACAAGAAACAGCGAAGTTCTTTTGGAATAAAACCGTAGGAAATAAAGGCCAGTCGAAAGCCGGAGGATTATCTCGCGTGCCTTATAACGGATACCAAGCGACGCTTCACAAGAATGAACGCGTTCTGACGCCTGAAGAAGCGAAAGCATACAACGAAGGAAATGGCGGAAACTCTTACGCATTCCACGTCACATTAAGCGGGTCTGGCTCGACCGAAAAGGATGCCGACAGACTATTCGAATACTTCGTAAGTAAAGTCGAAGCTGCGGGAGGTGCAGGCGCATAATGAGCGTTGAATTTTGGCTTATATCCGGAAAGACTAAGTTACGACTACCCGTCAATCCCGAATCATACGCATACAGTTCGCCTTTTCATTACGATGAGACCGAAGTAGAAAGTCTCGGCGAAGTGACAAACATAGGCTATCGCGGTTTAAAGGATTTTACGATATCAACGTTTTGGCCACGCGACTACAATCCAGCGTACTGTAGCTATTCCGGATTTCGTACGCCTGCTAGTTTCGTAGAGCAAATTGAAAAGTGGCGGAATGCTCGCGCACCTATTCGCTATGTTGTCACGGGCGTTAAAGGCGCAAACACTTCGGTAACAATACGCGATTTTGAAGTTGAGGCTGAGAGGGCTGGGTCGCCAGGCGACGTCTATTTTACGCTAACGCTAAAAGAATTTCGACAGCCGTCCGTTAAAGTCGTAGACACATCTAAGTCTAAATCTAGTTCTACGAAGAAATCGCGCCCAGCACCGCAAAAATCTACGCAAGTAAAAACATATACCGTCAAGAAAAACGATAGCCTTTGGAAGATTGCGGCTCGTAAAGACGTGTATAGCGACGGCAATCAATGGCGCAAGATTTACAACGCTAACAAAAAGACGATTGGCAAGAATCCGAACTTAATCTTTCCGGGGCAAAAGTTGGTGATTCCGAAGTGAGTATTTCGGTAAAATATTACGTTGGTACGAAGATTACCTATTTGACTCCGTTTGTCACCGGAATAACTTGGTCGGGCGACATAACTCAGGCCAGTCGGTCGTGTGAAATTTCGCTAAACAATACGAAGAACGGCACGACACAAGCGGTTGAAATCGAAGTGGGAAGGTCAATTCGCTTGAGCGTTAATGGTGACGAAATATTTCGCGGAGTAATATTCAAGACTGATAAAACTAGCGACGGAAGTTTGCAGATATCCTTGCGCGACTATAATCATTATCTCACGAAAAATACGGATTCACAGAAATTCATCAAGATGAAGGCGAGCGACATCGTCAAGTCCATCTGCAAGAAATACGGAATTGACTACGGACAAATCGACGACACCGGCTACGTTTTACCTAAGTTAATTCTGCGCGACAAAACTATATACGACATGATTGTGATAGCCTTGACGGAAACTCGACAGAAGACCGGCAAGGTTTATTTATTGTCCAACGAAAAAGGAAAGCTCGTTTTGCGTGAGCGTAAGAAACAAGTAAAACGTATTGTCATCGCAGACGGCTCGAACATACTAAGCGCAAACATGACGACATCAATCGAAGACCTGCGCAACTCTGTCCGCTATACAGGCAAGAGCGGTGAGGACGCAAAAGGCGTAACCGTTAGCGATTCTGCATCCGTTAAAAAGTACGGACTTATGCGTGAGAAGCAGAATGATAGCGACAAGACGGACGCTCAATTAAAGCCGATTGCTACGACGCTATTAAAAGAGCTCAACAAAGTGGCGACCGAGTCCAACGTCGACGCTATAGGACATGCGG